GTAAAAGATTCCGAAGATACTTTTGATGAAGGTGCTAATAAATCTATTAGGATCATTAAAGATTATGATCTCTTTGAGTTGTCTTTAGTAGACAATCCTGCAAATCAATACGCCAATGTTATTAGCATTGAAAAAGGTCATGCTGGAGGGTATCTTTCTAAAGCCCTAATTGAAAACGTATTTTGGTGCAAAGGTGACGATATTGTTCAACTATCTTCTGGTAGTACATCAGACTGCCCAAGGTGCGACAAAGGTATGAACAACATTGGTTTCGTTGAGACTAATGATGCTCAAAAAGCAGAGGTAGTAAAGTCTATTCTTTCTACTATCAAAAATGACGCAAAGGAGGTAAGCAAGATGGAAAATGAAAATACAGAAACAGTACCTATGGAAGATGTAACAGATATTGTTACAGAAACCGTAGAAAAAGCTGTAGAAGTTGAAATGGAAAAATCTGAAACAGAAGTTGAAAAAGCTGTAGAGCCAGAACTAGAGAAGTCTGAGCCAGAATCAGAAAAGGCTGAAGAAGAAGTAGAGAAGGCTGTAGAGATTGAAGTTTCAACAGAAGAAGAAGATGAAGGGGATATGGCTGAGAAATCCATGGATGAAGAGGAAGAAATGGAAGAAAAGTCAATGAAGCCTGAAGAAGATGAAGTTGCAAAGGCACTCATTCAAGAGGTTCACTCAACATTCACCATGCTTGCTGACACCATTAAGGCTCTTAATGAGAAGGTAGACGAACTCAACAAGACAGTTACAGGTGTTAGACAAGATGTTGATTCAGTAAAAAATGATTTTGGAAAGCGTGTAGATGCAGTAGAAAAAGATACTGCTTTCCGTAAGTCTGGCGATCTCGGAGAGATCGTACAGGAGCCAATTTTCGAAAAGGCTCAGCAAAAAGCACTATGGGGTGGACGTTTCCTCACAAAGTCCGACCTATTCGCATAATAATAAAAAAGAAAAATGGAGGTGAAATATACAATGTCAGAAGAAATTTTAAAGAATCAGCCAAGTGAGGCTGGCAAATACGGCGATCCAGCACCAGGTCTATACCAAGGTCAAGGAGCCGTTGCAGCTGGCAACATTGGCGGCGTAACAGATCCAGGAGCTGGCGTAATTGGAAACATTCCAACCGCTAACTATGGAGTTACAACAGGACCAAACGCAGTCAACCCAACAGGTGTTGCTGGAGGTATCCTGAATCCAGAACAAGCTAATCGTTTTATCGATTATGTTTGGGATGCAACAGTTCTTGCTAACGATGGACGCAGGGTAACAATGCGTGCAAACACAATGGAGATCGAAAAGGTCAACGTTGGTGAGCGCGTTATCCGTGCAGCAGCACAAGCAGAAGGCAGCTACACAAATGCTGGCGCAACTTTCACAAAGGTGGAACTTACAACAAAGAAGATCCGTCTTGACTGGGAAGTTTCAACAGAGTCCCTTGAGGACAACATTGAAGGAGGTGCTCTTGAAGATCATCTTGTCCGTCTGATGACCAACGCTTTCGGTAACGATATCGAAGACTTGGCTATTAACGGTGACGGTGGTGTTGACCCATTCCTAGGAATCATGAACGGTTTCGTCAATCAGGTAACAACTGGTAGCGACGCTCATGAGGCAGTCGTAACTGTAACAGGTAACGAGTGGACTCCAGAGGTCATGCAGCAGATCATCTACGCATTGCCACGCAAGTACCGCGCTGTAAAGAGTGGTCTTAAGTTTTACGCAGGTACAGATGTATTTGCAGGTATCGTTGCTAACAACGGAACACTTGCAGACGCTATTGCAGAAGCTGTTGCTCCTGCTCTCCGTGGTACAGATCAATACGCCAACGCATACCTAGGTGGCGCTGGACAGACATTCGGTGGTGCTCGCACTACCCGTGTTCTCGGTATTGATGTCATGGAGGTTCCTTACTACCCTGCGGATTATGTAGATCTTACATTCCCACAGAACCGTGTTTGGGGTTTCCAACGCGATATCACAGTGAATCGCCAGTACCAAGCCAAGAAGGACACAATCGAATACACAGTATTCGTCCGTCTAGGCATCACATGGGAAGAGCTTGACGCAGTTGCTTACGCAGATGCAGCCGTCGATCCACCCTAATAACTAAATAAAAAAAATGCTTGTGG